AACAGTATTACGAATTTTTTTGTGATAAAAGTGTTCGCCAAACATTAGTATTCGTCAACCTCACCAAATGGGTTTCTTTCGCTAAAGTCTAATATATCGTCTGTTGTTGAAGCAGTATTTGTTCCTGCTTCTGTTTCAAATACTTGACCTTGGTCATTAGTTGCCTGGTCTGCCATTGTAAAGCTCTCATTGATTATATAATCTATTGCACCAATACTACTTTCTAATACAAATGAACCAGTTTCATTTTCTAAACTAAACTGGAACTGCATAGTGTCTGTTGATAAACTATCTTCAACACTATCAATCGTAGAGATACCAGTATCAAGTCTTTCTGAACTATATTCAAATCTAGTACAAGATAACTTGTAAGTAGGTAAAGCACTTTGTTGATAGAATGGTTGTTCATGTTCAACAAACTGTATTTCAAAAAAAGCATTTGTAGTAGGGAAATAAACTAAATCACCTTCTTGTGGTCTTTCAGCAACTAA